GCTCTTACCTTTCTTTCTAAGACATAGGACTTAGTAGAAAACTTCTTACCTTCTATCTCTAATTCTTGAGCTACCTTTCTGGTAATTCTAACATCTTGCTTACAGTATTCTAACATCTCAGGAGAGTAGTACTCAAACTCAGTATGATCTCCCTTGGAAAAGCCTAGTCTCTCACCCCATGACGCTAGTGAATGTCCCTTATCTCTAATAGGATTGTAAAGTTGAGACTCTATCAGAGTGTCCCTTACTTGAGATAACTTTATCTTTGATCCTAGTATACGATTAAGAACTGGTGCGTCGAAGCTTACACCATTATGCATTATAAATGTATCAATCTTCTTAGACCACGATGCAAACTCTTTACACTCATCTTGTACCCATACTTTTTCTTTACCAGTAGCATAGTCACAAGCTACGATACAGTGTATAAGAGTAGCATCAAGGCTATCAGTTTCGATATCAACTATTGCTGTTGTCATTTGTCATGTCCACTACATAAGCTTGATCAATCGGTATATGAAAGAATAGCTCACCCTTCCTGACATACCTATTAGATGCTTCCTTAACTTCACTCTCTGCTACTGTATTAGCATCCACATGCCATGCTTTAGTACAATCTTTATTAAAGACTACAAAGGTAAGCAACGAATCTGGATGCTCTTTCTTCCACTTATCTAACAACCTTTGCTTTCTATGTGGAATACGTAACTCATCCCAATCATCAGGCCACTCAGCTTTCCAACCATACTTAACTTCTACCTCATAGAAGAAAGGTAATCCACCATCATCAGGAGTAACAGAGATATCAAAGAAATAATTCTCATCTGAATCAACAGAGCAGTTAGGATGGTTCTCTTCAATCCAACTAATCATTTGTTTCTTAGCTGAGTTGTCGGCTAGATCGTACATGTTTCTACTAAAAGGTTTCTTAGTCATCGCCATTCTCCTCAAAAGGGTTATTGATTTCTGTCATTCTACCAGTTTCTTTATCGTAATGCAAGTGACAACATGGGCCAGTGTCACCAGTGTATCTATTCTTTAAGATACGTAGTATTGTAGTGTTAGCTTCAGTCTCATCCTCTGCTTGTTGGTTACGTTCCAATGCTATCACGCTATCAGATAGGTGAGCAATAGATGCTGACCCTCTAAGGTGGGATAGGGACACCTCTCGTCCATCCTCATGACCTCTATCGCCTGATGGCCTACGTAGGTGGCTGACAAGTAATAAGCCTATGCCTGTAGCCTCTACAAGAGAGCGTAGCTTGGTCATTAGAATATCAATTGACTTGCGTTCATCGCCGTTATCTTCCTGACCTGATACTAAGATAGATAGGTGATCAAGTATGATCCACTTACATCCTAATCCACTAGCCATGAACCTAACTCTTCCTAGTATCTCATCGTTGGAGATAGATCCGAAGTGATCGAAGGCAAAGAACCTGCCCGTACCTACGGTAGCATCTTGCCATGTAGTAAGTTGCTCACGGGTAAACTTATCTCTAATCTCCTTGATGTATAATCTTTGGTTAGCTTCTACACTCATCAGATTGAATGCAGTATTCCTAATGCTTTCTTCCATTGCAAGCACACCGATGTTATCCTTGCTTGCTTTCATGATGTGATGCATCAGTTCACGTATGATACTAGACTTACCCATACCAGCACCACTAGTAAAGGTTACTAGCTCACCAGTACGCATACCATATGTCTTATCATTAAGACCTTCCCAAGGATACGGTACTGTCTCACAATACTTTTCATCGTATAAGGTATCACCTAACTCTGATAGGTTTACAATACCTGCTGGTGTAAACTCTTTAGCATTCCACCAATCATCGTAGAACTTCTTACCTTGATTAGTCTTAAGGTATTCATTAGCATCCTTAAGATCAAGTGTAACTATCTTAGCTTTGTTAGGATCAAACAACTCAGCCACCTTGACAGCGGCTTCTTGTCCCGGCTTATCATTATCAAAACAAATCACTACATGCTCAAACTTATTAAGATACTCAAAAGACCTACGACAATTCTCTAGTGCAGATGCCGCACCATTCTTGATGGATACAACAGCCCACTTAGAACCAAGCATCTCATAGGCAGACATAGCATCTATCTCACCTTCACATATAGTAACGTACTTACCTTTAGCTGCAAAGATATTCTCTCCAAATAATCCAGAGCTTGCAAGGTTACCTTCAGACCAAAACTTTTTACCTTGTACCTCACGTACCTTGTTAGCTATGTGCTTGCCTTCTCTATCAAAGTACTGATAGATGTGATGCGTAGTTGTATTACCAGACCTTATGATCTGTGTGTTATACTTCTTACAGGTATCCTTCTTAATCTTACGTTCAGGTATGTCGGCTACCTGCCCTACAGTTTTCAGTGCAGATGTGGCAGGATTATTTATTGGTACTACTTTAGATTGTTGCTCCATTCCTTCATCTCCTTTAGAGTAAACATGACAACTATAACAATACGAGTGACCATCATCAGGATACGTAGCATTAGCATCGCTAGACCCACACTTAGGACACTCACCCATCTTAGCATTAGACATGGCTATACCTTTCTTATGATATACTTTACATCAGGAGAACAACACATAGCAATACATAATCTATTCCTACTGTCTCGTTCTTCTTCTGCCTTTTCTTTAGTAGGAAAAGTTGCAACACCAACACTTCCTATTTCTTTTTCAAGGACTAACTCCCATTTAATTTTCTTCATAAGAGCTATCCCATAGTTCAGCTACAAAATCTTCCTTATCTATCATGGCTTCGTCTGCTTCTTTCTTAGCTAGAGACTTAGCCTCATGATTATCATAGCCTTCTTCTTCATACTCTTTAATCTTAGAGTAGTAAAGATACTTTCTTTCTTCTTCCCATAAATTTTTAGTCATGTCCCTCTACCCATTTAGTTATTCCAGATCTACCTAACTCTTCTCTTAGTTTAATGATAGTAGTTTCTCTTTCTTCTAATTGTTTCTTAAGTACTTCGATATGCTTATGAAGTAGCTCTGTTTTATTACGTACTATCTTATCTAATTCTTTATTATACATAGTGTACTCCTATTAATTTCCTTTGTCAAGATAAAAGATATGTGCGCCTACCCTACCTAAGTTCTTAAACCTTTTGTTGATAGACCACCTTGGTTTAACATAGTAAGCATGGTAGTGGGTAGCTCCTTGAGTTCTCTCAAGAAGCACACCCTCTAGTACTAAAGATGCTACATCTAATACTTCTAGTAAGGATGTATAATCTTTTACTCTTTCTTTCTTACCATCGCAGTAGTAACTGAACTGACATTTGTTACGTATGATCCTACCATTACTATGCTTACCTTGATGGACAACCTCGCATATCGTGGAAGGATATCGCTTACTCTTAACTCGTTGTAGTATTACATTAGCTACTGCTATCTTTGGTATTATTCCTTCTGACCTAGCCTCATAGTATACTGCTTCAACTAAGCAGTCTAAGTCATTGGATTTACTAGGTAAACTATAAAAGATTACCACTAATATAATTAGTATTCTCAATGTAACCTCACAATCTTTGCATCATACTCAAGTTCTTCGAGCATACCATGTCTATCTAAAAACTTAACAGCATCTTCTTGATTACTAAATTGTTTAATCTTTAGATCATTTTCATCTGGTAGTACAGACATACTCTCTAAGTCTAGAGGATTTTCTATCTGAACTATTATGTATGTCATAGTACACCTAGTAATGCTAGTATAATCCAAATCATTGAGTACCTCCACTATAAATTAATATATCTACTACATTTATGATAGTAGGTATTGTTAAGGCTACTATTAATAATGTTATCATTATATACCTCCTACATTTTCTCGTATGATATCGTTATGACTTAGCTCTGTCCAATATATTTCTAGGGCCTCAGTCTCTTGGTGTGCGTGGAACTGATGGTACTCACCTGCTGGTACGATAGATAGATCACCTGCACTTAACCATGTGCTATCTATTAACTTATATTCTTTCCATCTCCTGATTTCTAGATCACCTGAGATGACATAGAAAGCATTGATCTTAGATTGGTGAGCATGTTTACTACAGTATCCACCTTTCCCTATGTTGATACGATGTATCTCTACTGCTGGTGATTGTAACAAGGGTATAGTCTGACCCCATACTTTACCTTCTTTAATCATAGCTCTTCCATTTCATTTAAGATTAATTTTAAGTTATTTATAATGTCATCACAGCCATCTCTGATGACAGTATTGTTATGGTCACGTATCCCAATAGATTTTACTACATGTGCTTGATCTATAGCATCGTTTAACTTCTGCTTAATTAAAGGGATACGTCCCATCACATACTCAGCCATCAGCTAAGTCTTTAGATAAGTTATACTTCTTCTTGAGTAACTCAAGTGTACTTGATATCTTCCATTGAGCCTCACATAGATTACGATAGTCAGACATATACATATCCCCTTCCATCTCATGCATAGTTCTAACAGGATCACCAACAAGTTTATCTAATTGTTTAAACAACTCAATCATAGTGACATCTTCATGCCCCCACTTAACTATTGTCTGTGGCATTTTAACTATCTTCATTTTCTTTATCCTTTACATAGTTGGTTTGAGTTTCAAAATCTTTCTGATAGAATTTATCAGGGGTGTCATGAAAGATGTCGTTGTTACACATGATACATGAGATAGGAACTAACTCATCCCAATGCACACAGCCACAGTTAGAGCATGTCCAATTGTTTGCCATCATCTTCCTCCTTACTAAATGAAAAGACTATAGTCTGATCATCACCATCAAAGTCAGGGTCACAAATCACATAGGTTACACCAGTACCATCGTACTGCTTTAGACTAAGTAGTAGTTCTTGCTTAGTCATATGACCAAACTTAGCATAGTCAAACATCTTCTTTCTCCTTTGGTTTATATACATCTACTATACACTCACACTTAGGGCAACTCAAGTTAGTGACCATAGCATAGGCATCATCTTCATGCTCTATGTCATGGTCACCACCCCA